TATCGGGCTCTGATATTTTTAAATTTTTATCAATAGCTTCTTTAAGTAATATAGACCACGAATGACCTAATATATTATCAATAGGTTTAATTTTAATTTTATGTGTTACATTAGTATTAGCATTTAATAGATATAAAATAAAATGATTAATCATTTTCTAATGCATCAATAATAATGTCTTTCATATTCTCATCTTGAATATAGAATGCAATGCTCCATCTAGGTTCATTAGTTTTAGCACAATGGAATGTAGAACCATCACCCTTGCCATACCAACCGGTCTTACAACTCCAACCTGGCCTATCTTTTATTGTTACTATTTCTTTTGTCTTTGGATCTCTGAATCGATAGAATGAATTGCCTGTTTCACTCCAATTAAATAATAAAGTATAACCAGGAGCGTCATGATTATCATGCCACCCAATGTAACCATCCTCAGGATAGTATGCACATAATGCATTTTGTTGTACACCTAACTCCCTCGCAAAATTAAATGCTACATCATCGGCAAACTCTTTCCAGTGTGTTGGTATCTCTGATATGGGTAATACTACTAGGTCAACTGCTTTAATAGCTTCCGGATCACCTTTATGCATTAAACCTTTGTCTAATATAACTTGAAGATATTCCTTAGATACTGCATATTCTGCAGATATATCTGGGTCCCTATCATCAATCTTTAATTCATTTATATCCATTACCTGAATAACTTTAGTAAAACCATTTAATCTATCTAAAACCTCTTGGTTTTTAATTAATATTTCTCTCATGGTTTAATTCTACCTCCGGTATTGTGTAATGCCATATAACTATGTCACCTTTTATTTCGTTATCATTGTATATATAAACGAAATTAAACCGTGCGTCATCCGGGTATATTTCAACTGATATGTCTATATTATTTGTTAACCACCATAATGTAAATTGATCCCAAGGCTTTAATCTTTCTTTGGGTGATACACCTTCAGGCCACCATCTACCAGAGATCTGTTCATGATATAGATCAAACCAATTTTCCATAAAATTAAGTACTTTATGACTTGACTGATATCCAAACACACCACCATGTAATACCATTTCGCCACCAACAAACTTAGTAATCTTACCTGCATAAGATCTTATATTGGTAAACGCCAAATCAGATTCAAAATCAAACATCTTTTTAACATCACCGTGACATACTGTTGTGTCGGCGTCGAGGTATACAGTCTTATTAAATGGTGTTTTATTGAGGGCCCATAGTTTAGCCCTATGGTGTTTTGGTACATCGTGTACCATATATAGATTTTTACATCTAGAGTCACCATTTGTCCATTCATCATGGGCAAATAATGCTATATTAGCTTCAGGGTAATAATCTAATAATGAATCAATTAATCTGTGTGCCGCCTCGTAGAAACAATATTTTAAAGAGGCAACAATTATGAAACCATTAGGTTTTTGTGTTATTTTCACTAGACTTCATAATAATAATAGCAGTATAAGCTGCAACTTCAATAAATGTCTTTGCCTTTCTAATGTTAGATTTTAAATCACGGTCTTTAGAAACCTTCACTGCTTCAATTTGGAATGCATCAATTTTAGCCTGAAAGATATCTTCATTTTTTCTTTTTTCTTTATTAGCTTTAGTATCAACTATGATATTATTATCTATAGTATCTCTAATCTTTAATTTTGCTTTAGTTGTAGCAGTAATATCTGCCTTTTTATGTTCTTTAAATATTTGATCCCAGTCTGGGTTATTATCTTCACCCTTTGCTGTATTCATTACCGATGCAGTTAATGATGTGCCATCTTCATATTCAAAGGTACATATTACCTGTGTTTTTTCATCGTTTCCCCAATATGGGTCTAATATTTTCTTATTCATAATAATTCCTTTTGTTATATAATTAAGCTATTCTCAACCAAAGTTTCCATGCACTCCATACTGTTTCTTTTGATGCCATAATAGTAGCACCAGTATATGTTCCTGAATACGAGCCTGTGTAATAACCTGTGTAATAACCTGTATATGATCCACTATATGATCCAGTATAATAACCTGTATATGTTCCAGTATATGTTCCAGCATTTCTGCCTGAGAAATATCTAATATAACTTCCCGTATAATTACCTGCATATGTACCAGTATAGGATCCTGTATATCCTCCTGCATAAGTACCTGCATAAGCACCACTATAGCTACCGGTATAATTTTGATTTGTTCTTTGATGTCTATCATCTTTAAAACCAGATCCGGCCTCTATCCAAGTACCACCACTAGGCGCACTAGTTGCTAATGCATATTTACCAATACCAGTATAATAAATTTCAGCTCTAAAATAATCAGTTAAGTCAACTATCTCAGCATTAGATAATTCTCTTAAAGCACCTGCACTAAACTTAAGAGGTCTAGTACCAGGTGTTGCAACTCCATCAGTTCTTCTCCATAACTGAGTAGTATTATTACCAGAAACTGTTTTATTTGTTATTGTTCCTACTGAAGTCCATGTACCACCTGAAGGGGCTGAAGGTTGTAACTTATATGTACCTGGTGAAAAAGTAGCAATTTTAGCTTTAACTCTATTAATAATATTCGACACAATATCAGAATCACTCATTTCCTGTAAACCACTAAATGGAACACCTTTAATTTCTATAGGTCTGGTAGAGGTTGTAGGTAATGATAACCCTTGATGTTGTCTAAACACATAGTTTTCTGTATGAATAGTCGTATTAGCTGGATGTGTACCAACACTTTGATCTCTTCTTGTATCAGAAAAAGTACCAATGTTGGTCCAAGCATAATTACTATTAATAGCTAGATGACCAGTACCTACATTATCAGTAAATGAATCTAATAATAAGTCGGCAAAAGAATCTATTTCGGCGTCAGTCATTTCCTGTAAACCAGCAAATGTACTACCTGAATATTTAATTTTTAATGGTCTTGACATAAGATATAATTAGAGTTATTAATAAAACACCTTAAGACTATATATAATAGAATCTTAAGGCGAAGTTAATTGATAGCTCTAAATTAGAAAGTGCCACCATCAATGACATTAGATGCAACTGGTACACCTGACGCATTGAATTGGACAATATCATATAAAGCACCAGTAACAAATGTTAATGAAGTACCTGCACCATTTGAGATAAACACACCGTTACCGGTAAATGAACTCATACCAGTACCACCAGATGTTACAGGAACATCAAGGTCAAATGTCACATCACCATTAACAACTAAGTCTGTGGTTATTTGAACATTACCAGTAATTGTAGTATCACCACCTGCAGGAGTAATAGTTAAATCACCAGCAGTAGTAACAATAGTATTACTAGATAATACTAAATTATCAGCAACAGTAGCATCACCTGATAAGAATAATTGGCCAAATTGAGCATCACCCCAAGGCGCATCATAATCTTCATCCGTTGTATCAACAATAGGTTTGTATGCAAAGCGATTTGTAGCATTATCAAAACCAAAGAAACCAGTTTTAACAGCTGTGCCATCACCATAGTCAAAATTAATACCACGATCAATTAAATCAACTGCTATGGTAGAACCATCACCAACTTTAATGACAGGATCATTTAATGTTGTTACGGTTGAATTAACCGAAGTCGTTGTACCATTAACCGTTAAGTTACCATCGATAACAGCATTACCTAAAACATTTAAGTTATCAGTAATATCAACATCACCAGCAGTAACATCAATACCAACTGTGAAGTTAGCATCAGCATTAACTTGTAACTGGGTAGTAACATTTGCTGTACCAATATTTGCAGTAGTTATAACACCGGTAGTAATATTAGCAATTGGAGATGTGATTTGATCTGTGATCCACATTCCGCCATTATTAATATATGCTTCTTGCGTACCAGCTGCATAGAATCTTAAGTGATCTTCATCAGCAGCTTCTTCAGCAACAATATATGTGTCTTGATCAATATCAACTACACCACCTAAGCCGGTCCATGAACCTGAAACTGTTCCTTCAAATCTATTTGAGGTTTGGTTATATCGAATAGCACCATTACCAATAACACCAGCAGCAGGTCTTGAAGCTTCAGAACCAGATGCAACAATTAATCCTGTCGTGGCATCAATTGTAACAACACCAGTACCCGAAGGAGTAATGGTTAATGAACCATTAGCATCAATAGCTGAAATAGTATTACCATCAATACGTACATTATCAATAGCAGTTGAACCATTAATAGTTAATGTATTAGATCCCCAAGTAAAATTGGCTGAATCTGTTAATTCACCAGAAGCACCAGCAAATATAACTCTACCATTAGTTAAGTCTGTAACATTTAACGAAGATAAAGTAGTTTGACCTGTAAATATTGTTGTACCTGATACTGTTAAGTTACCAACGACATCAGTATTTGCTTGTATATCAAATGAACCAGTACCATTAGGGTTAACTGTTAAGTTACCATTGGTATTAGTTGTTGTAATAGTATTACCATCGATGGTAACATTATCAATATTAATTAAATCAATTTTATTAGCACTATCAGTAATGATTGCATGTGATGCAATTGTTTTACCAAAGTCTACCGACGATGCTTTTAATTGGTCTGTGTAAAATTTACCGCCGATAGCGATTGGATCAATAACACCTGCGTTATCCCATCCTATCCATAGCTTATTACTAATATATGAATATGCTTGTTCTCCTTGCTGCAGCGCATTACTTGCGGGTTGCGCGTTAACTAAGGAAAACTTAGTCTTAATAATTGTTCCTGACATAATTGTCTCCTATTTTCCTATAAGTTTTGCAGTCTTTGGATGCATATGCACATTAAAAACTACCTCCAATGATCAGTACATTTGGGTTTTCTATTTTTCCTTGGACCTTAAAGGTCTGGGAAGCATTATCCCATAATATAACTGAACCATCATCTCTGTTAGATGTATCTACATCTGCTAAATCTGAAAGTTTCTGAGTAGGTATAAGTGTAAGCGATTTGGCTTGTATACTTCTTGTAGTATTAATTTTACCTTTCATTATCGTGTTACTCCTGGTGTTATTTCAATCTGACCTTCAACAACTCGTGTGATGTCTCCAGATACTCCAACTCTAACTTCTATATCGTAAACATATCTTCCTGCTTTCATAACATCAGTTACAGTATTTGGTAACTTAATTTGTATAAGACCTTGCGTAGGGTAAGGTATCGTACATATGAAATCATATTTAGTGGTTGAAGAATATGTCTTTCTAATTTGTCCGGAGGCAATAAACCCTGTTAGATCTGCATCATTACCTGCAGCATCTTCTACTGTTACTTCGGTCATAAAATCTGACCCTTGATCTATTGTTAAATTTGAATATATTGCCATATAGTTATTTATATATTAGAACACTTGTGTGCCATTTACATCGTATATATTCAATCCATTATCAAAATCCAATGTACCGTCACCATCTTGATAAGTTACAGCAATACCAACCTCGGTGTTGCCTGATACCATTGCGCCAACAGTATCTTGAATATATTCTAATAAATTAGTTATTGAGCCAACCGGAATACTACTACTACCGGCGGTAGTAGCTATAGAAACTGAACCTAAATTGGTTATTGTTCCAGCACCTGTTACTGCGCCTGTTAATGTTATTGTAGGATCACTTACATTAAAATTTAATTTACCTGCTCCATCATCATATGATACAGTTATACCATCTTCCGTATTTGGATTAGCAACCATTGTTCCAACAATGTCTTGCACATTCTCTGTTGTAGGAGTAAATGTAGATGGCTTACTTGTAATATTATTCCAGGCATGTGTATGTGAATCATTACCAACCGCAGTAGTAATACTAACATTGCCTAGGTTAGTCATTGTTGCTGAACCTGTAACATCACCTGTTAATGTTATTGTAGGATCACTTACATTAAAATCAAGTGTTCCATCACCATCTTGATATACAACACCAATACCACTTTCGGTATTACCTGTTACCATACCACCTACAATATCTTGCACAACTTCAGTTAATGTAGTACCACCAACTTTCAGTGCCGTTGCATTTATTGTACCATTAACATCTACTTTATAAGATGAATGAGCTGCAACACCAATACCTACTCTTTGTTGATTATTAATTGTAATCGCAGTACCACTAGCAACACCTAATGTTAATGAAGAAGTAGCACCAATACCACCATTAGCAACTAATGAACCTGACATTGTATCACCAGTGACATTTACATAATCTGCTGCCAAATCATTCTGAATTGTTTTAATTCCATTTAAGGCGGCAGTAATATTTGCTTCACTTCCAGTATAACCACTCCATGTACCTACATCACCTTGTAAAAGGTCTATATTATTTTCTTCAGTATCTAATCTAGACTCATGGTTATTTAATGCCCAGATCAATGATTTATTATCAGGGCCATCCCATTTAGAATTAGTTAATACAAAATCCTCAATGCCGTTAATAGCAGCTACTAATGATGTGTGTGTTCCATATAGATCTGCTGCAGCAAATGCAATTGTAGTACCATTACTTTGAGTACCACCAATTAAATTATTAATAACATTTAATCTAGCATAGTCATTATTTAACGCACCTGATACAGATGTTTGTGATCCGTTATAAACATCACCAAATGTAGTAGTTAAAGAGATACCAGAGGCCAATGATATTTGATCAATAAAGTCTTTATTTGTATTAACAGCATCTACTAAATCAGTGGCAGTTAATGTAGCATCTATATCACCAATCGTACCGATATCAGTTTCTGATTGTGTAACCCTTGAGTCTAAACTATTAACTGTTACTACAACATCAATTAGTGGTGTAGTAGGATCAGCATAATCATAAAGATCAGTAATAGTACCAATTTCTGTTGTATGGATATCAATACTAGTTCTATTAGCATTTACTGCTGTTGTTAAATCAATATTACCACCATATAAGGTACCAATAGTACCAATCCATCCAGTATTATTGTTTGCGTCAATTCTTAATGCATTTAATGCCAGTATAACACTTTCATCACCAGACTCATTACCTAAATTTAATTTAGATAAGTCACCAAGCGCCGTGCCCATTTCATTATCCTTTACTCTCCATTCTTCGAAGGTATTGGTTAGTGCTATATTAACTATATTTGGCATATTATTTCTCTAATAATTGTTTTAGTAAATTTTTAATGATTGAAATATCTTCTTCCAATTGTTCCAATCTATTTTGATCTTGTGTAAATTTTAATCTCGCAACCTTTTCAATACCCGCGTTGGTCCTATCTTTATTTATAATAGCACCCGATGATGGATCCCTAAATAAATTAGTATGTCCTTTTACCGGTATCATGCTTGTAATGCAATAGCTCTTAAGCTTTGAGCCGATGGTACTTTAGCTGTTGTTTGTGAAGTAAACACAATCTTAATTGCAAACATTGTGAAATCTGCAACATCAATTGTATATTCCATTTCACTAAACTCACCAGAATCAGAATAAGGTACTGTTCCAGTGGTTGGGTTTATAAGCACCCAGCTAGTAGAATCAAATGTTGTGGATTCTGAACCAGTCTTATGATATACATGAACATCAGTAAATGAAGGTCTATTAACATCTAAATAAACTTTAATTTGATCAGATGTTTCATCCAATTTAACTGTTTTAGTAATATATTTAGCCAATACAGAACCATTACTTGCATCTGTTTCTGCAGCATAATTAGCAACAACATTATAACCGGCAGCAGCTGATGCCGCAGGTTTATCAATTCTATTCGAAATAGTAATTGCAGAACATCTATCCATATCCACCACAGGTGATATATTATCTTTCGATGAAACAAATATACCATTTAAGTATAATGAAGAAGTTGAGCCTTGTTTAATTACCTTCGCTTTACTTGGTGTATAATTTTCATTAATAATAACAGGTAGATAACTAGAACCAAGAACACCATCATTTTCTGTTGAATCTTTAATACCCCAAACCATACCAGTATTTGGTAATGTAATTTCTTGTACCAATGGATATATTGTGTTAAATGCCAAGTTTTGTGTAGCGGTGACAGTATTATTACCATCAATACCTGAACCTGCAGCATTAGAAGAGGTTGTGATAGTATATTTATCACGTTCAACATTTGAAATTGTATGTGTTGCTTCAATCTCAGCTAATGGAATACCATTAATAGAAGCAATTGTTTCTTCAACAGCAATAGTAACTGATTCACCATCAAGCATACCATGGTTTCTATGAGTTACAATTACATCACTAGAATTATTAATTGTTTGGAATGGATCATTTGTTAAAGCTCTTGTAGGTAATAAAGTATTTTTAAGAACAAGTGATGCTGGTGTTGTAGTATCAAACACTGCACGATTCATCTTAAATGTTAAGTCTTTATTTTGATCTGGTGTCCAAGTAGAAGCATTTTGTGATTTAAACATAACACCATTATATGGTTGTTTAGAAATTCTATTACCTGCATCATCTTCAGCACCAATTTCTGCATACTTAACCTTATATTCATTTGAGTTAGCCATAATAACAAAACAATATTCAATACCATCTTGTAAATAAACCGGAGCTTCAAATGTGAATTTGGTTGAAGTACCATCGACATTCACATCAGCTGCATTCATAGTTATATCAGAGAATGGAATAACTTCTTGTGTTGGTATACCTTGATCCATTTTTCTAAATTGTACTTGAACAGGAATGTTTGCATCCTTAGTACTAAAGAATAATTCAAGTGATGTAATAAATGCACCGCCATCAATATCTAATAAAATAGATTGTGCAAGAGGATCCGCCCATCTAATTCTTTGACTAGATGTATTCGATGAAGATGATGTTGACGTTGAAGTAATTACACGTGAATCAGAAACATTAGTTCTTTGAATTGTAGGAACCCTTGTTGAAATAACTACATTTTCTTTTGTTTCAATTAATCCCTTTGCCGAATATGTTTCAGAGGCAAACGTACCAGTATCTTCTTCATTATTAACAGAAGAATCTGTTAACAGGAATGTCTTATCACCAGTTTTAAAACTTAATGATTCGTTATTAGGTACAAAGAATGTACCAGTAATAGCACCATTATCATCCGTTGTTAATGTAGTAACACCTGCCGGGTGAACTGTATTAGTGTTAACACCAACTGATGGTAAGAAATTAGAAGCAGTTGTTGATACATAACTAGCAACACTTATACCATCAAAGAATGGATATACCTGAGTATTAGGTCTCATTCTTGTGCCTGTAAATTCAACCAATCTTGATCTCATAAATGGAGCAAAATTAACTTCAACAACACGATCACCAATATTTGTTTCTACTGTATCAGTACCAATAGTGGTATTAACACCTGATCTATTTTGACCTGTATTAGTAGTTGTAGTAGTGTTTGTTGTTTGTGTTGTATTTCTAAACCACCAGTTAGTTGATGTCGAGGTAGCTGTAGACGATGAAGAAGTAGAACCACTCCAGTTAGTCTGCCATGAATTCCATACGGTACCTGTTGATACAGTCGCGTCAACAATATCTCTTAATGCATCAAACACACCATCATTATTCACAATTAATTGTGGTCTTCTTTCAGTATCTTTCCATTCATCAGAAGATGGTGAAAGTGATAATGAACCTGTCCAGTTAAATACATCAAATGGATTAACATTAATTGTACCAGAACTTTGTGTTTGTGAAATAATAGTTTTAGTTGTATATGGTAATGTGACTAAATCACCTGTACGTTGAGTAGTAGATGTTGAATCATATTCAAAACCAATATTACCTTCATTAAATAAAGGTCTTAATGTTCCAGTACTTCTATCAATACCAGCTCTAAATTCATTTGATGAAGCCCTTGCGATGTTGGTTGATGTAAATGAATCAACAAGGAAACCTGACTTCCATCTGGACATACCACTAACACCTAAAATCTGTTTATTCTCTGCTTCCTTTTCTAATAAAGAAAGAGTTGTATAATATTCTAAGTTACCAATTCGTCTATCCAATTTACCAATATCACGCATTGTGTATCTTCTATTTTCAATAAACTTAATTGATACTTCATCAGGTGTTAATGTATATGCTGGAATAAACAAATGGTATAATACCATTGCGTCTTTAGGTGTTCCAGGTTCTTTAGGATTAAGATCAGATACACCTTCAAGTACTCCAAACTCACCATCTTTATCTAAATAAACTTTATCAATTCTATTTAAATAATATTGGATATCAGTTTCAAATTGTGTATTAGGTCTTGGGCATGATGCAAATACTGCTCCATCACCATCAAAACCAACACCAGCATTTTTCATTCTTGGTCTAAAGTCAATAGCTGATCTTAATTCAATACCATTATGAGATGGAATATCTGCATAATCAATTGAATAAGAATCAATAGTAAAGAAATCACCAACACTATGATCAAAGTAATCATATTTTACGGTTAAATCAGAATTAACTGTATAGTTAGTAGTTGTTTTAAGTTGAATAGAACCTACATCATAATGTGTATCAGTTTGACCATTGTTAAAATCAAAATGTTCTGTTACATTATCTGTTCCTTCCATAATAGAATTTATACGTAACACATCACAGTGCTGTAAATTAACAGATGGTGAAGGTGACCCCGCAAAAGAAGCAGGAGCCAATACCGTCGTTTGATCTACAACTAATGTTTTAGATTTATGATCCTTTGTTACAATAATTGGAGCAATTAGTGAAAATTCTTCACCACTCATACTAGAATCTAAGTTACCAATTGTCGCAATCTGGGCTGAAGCATTAATAGTTAAATCAGCCAAATCAAAATTAACAATAACACCACTTCTAGTGGTATTAACTAAAATCCAATTTGTATCTGTTTCCTTAGTACCAAATACTTCATTTGCCAAATCAATATTAAAGGCCACAACAACTTTACTGTCAACAACAGCAGCAACAACACCTCTAAATACTCTATTAGCTTCAAATCTATAATTATAATCTGGAGGACTTAATGGATTAGTTTCTGCAGAACATGTTTTAATTCTTGTGTATGGTAATGGATATATTAATGTATCTATAGCCAAGTTTGAAGCAACAATATTAGTTCCATTAAATGAACTTGATGTTGAATCAACACTTACAGCACCTGATATAGTATCAGTTAAATCAAATACATGTAATCGATAATGACCAGATGGTACTAATGATTGTATTGATCTAACTCTTACAGTTCCTGTTGGAATACCACCACTATCTAATAAATTAATTGGCTTAAAGTTTTCAATTTCAGGTAAACCTGTCATACCGCTTATATCGATATAGTTATTATGCGTAATTTCAGTTACAGTATCAGTGGCTAAATCAGCATCTCTTGCTCTATTAAGATCAACATTTGTTGTATTAAGAGTTTGAATTTCATAACCTCTTACATAAGCCTTTGAAGGTTCAACACCAATAGATAATTTTGTTGTATCTCCATCAACATTATTTTTAATTTGTGCAGGGAATGGATTGACTGTATAGTTACCAGACTCATCAAATGTTCTTCTCGCCAATGTATCTTCAAGAATAGCATAATCAGAATATCTTGCGTGTTTAGCAATACTGCCATTTTCCAAACGGGCAAGTAATACAAAGTTACCTATATTGGCATTGTTGGCCTGTTTAACTAATGTTGTAGTAATAGAATATCTATGAGCACCTGGAGCAGATTCATTAGGTGAACCGGCCGCGTTATCATTTAATGTTGCATCACCACCTGCAGAGATAATAGACTCGGTGATCTTTAAACCAACATCATATGATATATCCGTTGTATATTTAGAAAGTACAATGGTTGATTTCTTAACAATAGTGAAATGTTTCTTAATGTAATAAATACCATCATCAACTGATACAAGAGAACCATAGCCACTTGACGCAACTGTTGCTGTTAATGTTGTGGTATCTGCTAATGTAGTACCATCAACGAACTTATCACCTGATGTATAATTAATCCATAGTGTTACTGGATCAGTATTAGTAGCTGCCTCGGCATGTACTACTTTTGCTTTATTGGTACCAGATATAAATTCAACACCAATAAGTTCTGACATATTAGTAGTATTAACTGCAGATAACTTAAGGTAATCAATCTTATTATATATTGATACGCCACCTGGTATTACAATAGATCCTTCTTTAAACATATGATCACCAATAGATGATACTTGGTTTTGAAGCATTGATTGCATTTGAGTTAATTCTCTGGCCTGCACTGCATGGCCAGGACGGAATAACATCTTATTATATTTTTCTTTTGGAGTTAATCCGTCCGCTGTTGGGGTATTATAATCATCCCAATATGGTTCAATGTTAAACTTAATTGCCATTTCTTTTTCCTAATTTAAAATGCGATAACTAATCTGATAGTTTCAATTTGATCTGCACCTCTACTTACTGAAGTTCTATTTTCCATAAACATAACATCGCCAGAATATTGTACAATACCAGAAGCATTAACTGAAGTACAATCAACACCACCACCTGTATCACCTACAACTCTAATATTATCATCATCAATAAAATCAACAAAACCTGTATCTTCATTTTGTATAAAGTAAATAATACCATTGGTTGAGTCATATTCAATTACCATAGCCTTTGCAGCAGTACTTGTGCCTTCAATAACAACATCAGCACCAAATGAACCACCAAGCGCAACTGATAATGATTTAGTTGTTGTATAAGCATTAGCAGATGCAATAGTAGTAGCATCAGTCTTTGGATCTCTAATTAAAGCGATTTGTCTAAAATCATTTGTGGCAGGAATATCACCATTTTCATCACCATTAAATACTTTGTTAATAGTTACATAATGAGATCTTAAATCATTTCGTGGGTCTTTACCAAATCCACCTGAAGGGCCAATGACTGGTCTTAATGAAGCACCTGAACCACCACCACCAGTAACGGTAATAACTGCTTTAGTATAATTTGCACCAACACCGGTCATATCAATATCAGTAATAACACCACCAGTTACTGTCGCTGTTGCAGTAGCACTTGTACCATTACCTGACACTGTTACAGTAGGAGCAGAAGTATAACCCGTACCACCAGAAACAATTTTAATAGCATAAATGGCACCATCAATAGCATTATCTTGTACAGACCATTGATTAAGTAATGCTGTATCTGAACCAGGATCAGGAGCCGAAGTTAAATATTGAACCGGAATAAATGAAGCCGTAAGGAATTTAGAACCTGTATCAACTGGAATTGTATACATATATTTCCATATATAACCATCAGTTGAAGCATGATCAATAACACCAGAAGTTGTTACACCGGCAATATCAGGGTTGGTAGTAGACACACCACCTGATTTAAGACACATAAATACATTGTTATTATCTGATACTACAAAGTAATTCTTTCCTTCGATATTAACATCTCTATCATCATAATCAGAATATGTAACACCAGAAGTCCATAGAGTTCTTGGTGATGAATAGATAATATCTACTGATTCGCATTTTTTCATGGCGAACATATTTTCCCATAAAGTATTTATTGTATAATCATTCTCGTATGGATCATCAGGTGTTGTATCATCTGGCCATGAATTTGATCTACCCAAACCCATATAAAATGTATTTGATGTTAGACTGTCAACAAATTTTTCAGTTGTATCTAATCTAAATTTACTTGTTATAATTGCTGACATTTATTGTCTCTCCGTTATGTTTGTATCGTACATTCAACTGAATTGTATGACACATCTGTTGCTGGATCATTAGGTGAACAAGACCAAACTCTTGCACCTAATTGTAATCCTATATTGTTATTTATAACATCTTCTATGGTATATGCACCATATTCTCTTATTGGTCTCCAATTCCAGAACTTAACATTTTCCAAATGATTCCACATACCTATTCTGGAATTAGATCTTACGTATTGTAATTCTTTCTCAACATATGTACCTAATTCATTTGCACTTGATTGCATATAAACAGGTGATATATTGATATTTAATGGTAGTCCTGAGCCTTGTCTACCAGGTTGAATATTTAAATTGGAAGCAATTATCTTAATAAAGATAAGAATCTCACCAAAGAATATAAATCCAGCCGGATGAATTAGTCTTGTGAATGCATTCTTCCAGTCATCGATATTCTTACCAGTCTTAAGTACATAAGAAAACTTTTGATAAAAATAAGAATCTTGAATATATTTCTTATTAGATAAGAAACCATCAGCGGTAGTAAATAAACCTTTAGGGTATACTTTAACTACATCGCCTATTATTAATTCATTGGCAAATATAAGAGAATATTTCATCTCATTATCACTTGTATCATAATAAACAGTTTCTTTATAGTCACCATTCGATACATAAACATCATTAACAAATACTACATCATCATTAAACTTAGGTGCAAACCCTTGGTCTGAATCCATATTAATAATGAATGTTTTTGCTACTAATGTCCAAATATATGTTGGGGTATAATCATTATGATTAGCAATAATATCTGCTTTTTGTTCAAACCATTTGCCGTCAGAAGGGATTAACATATCCTCTCTCGGGAAATAAATATCTACTTCATCATCATAAATTAATTTAAAGAAAGTTTTAATAGATTCTGGTGTTCCTCTTGAACGATAAAATTCTACTAGATGTTTATAAAATAATCTTGGGTCAGCTGCAAAATCTCTAGGTATTGGTGCGCCAATCTCATTTTGTAACTCTGTTAATAGATGTTCTTCAATTAAATCAATGTCACGTTGGTGATCAATTTGATTTAGATAAAATGCAGATTTATTTACTTTTTCTAAATATAATGCATATACTTTAATGAATTCAATTAACTCAGGATAGTCCTGATTAATATGGGCAGGTACTAAGTCATCTATAAATGAGGATATATTAAAAGCCATTAGTTACTCACCGTTGTATAATCAATACCAGCCGTTGTACCACCGGTTATCATTGTATCAATCTCACCTACAATTATAGCTGTTGCTGTATTAATAATTAACAATTCATTTCTCATAGGTGATATATCTGATGATGCAGGTTTAGTAACTATCTTAAGATAATCATAAACTCCTACAATTGAATCAGGGGCAAATCCTTCTAAAACTACTTCGCCTGTATTATAATTTACATATCCAACATTAGGATTTAATATAGTACCTGTGGCACCAATGATTTGAATAATATTTTTATTTTCTTCAGTGTCTAAATAATCTTTTAATCTACATGATTCAGCTCTATAAGTAAATTCAGTAGATGTTACATATTGAGTTTTACCAGATAAATATGCAATGGGTTGATTAAAATTAAATGTATATAATTTTTCAACACCTAACTCAGGGATAAATTTCTTAGACATTTCAATTCTCATAATCGTTGAAATAACAGCAATACTCGAATTATCAATTACATTTAATAGGTTAGAGTTTCTAAACACACCACCAAAAGATTTTAATTTATTATCATTATATAATGTGATAGCAGTTCTAATATTTTGAGATAATGTTGCCTCATCTGAAGTAGCAACATTAGGATTAAATTTATAATATACTTCTAAATCAATATATGTATAATCTGGATCAACAAGAATAGGTGAAATTGATACTACATTTTTTGGTTTAAGAATATTACCAATAATAACTTCCTTTTCAATATCTGTTAATACTTCTCTTGCCTTAGGTTTAATTGATACATATACTTTACCATAGTCAGGTGGTATATTATCTTCACCACCCCAAACAGTTAATGTATCAATATCACCCCAAGAGTTTTGAATAATGCCTTTATAATCATCTGGTGTTACAGCTCTATTTTGTGCTGTAAATGCAAGAGGTGCTGAGAATCTAATAGACTCCATTGATTCTGCGGCAGAACCACCAGAAGCTTTTTGTATAGTTGTAATAATAACATCAGCATTACCTTCAATAGTATCATTTAATGAAAATTGTGATGCGCCATTAATATCACCATCACCTACTACTAAATAGTTCATTTCTATAATATTACCTGCATCTAATTGAGTACCAATAATACCATCACCAAATTTAATTTCATAAAATCCATCACGTGATTCTTCTAAAAAATACACATTAGATTCTTCATTAATATTAGTAATATTATTAGATTTAACAAATGTTACTGATTGTGTAGATGTAGATGATTCAAAAATATCGACAATTAATGAATCTGTATTTACGAAGTCACTTGAAATAATATATGAATCAAAATTAGCTGGATCATAATTATATTTTCTAGTAGCAATATTACCTTGTTCTAATTTAACATTTTTAAATATATATTTACCTGATTCATGTTCACCATATGATGTAGTCATTGTATTAGATACAATTAAATTATATGATATAGAACCAATTACTGTACTAAAAATAGTACCTCTATTAATTGTGGCAGGTAAATTACTACCATCAACAAATAAACCTGTCGGTGATACTAATTCAACATCAATATATACAATCGCCGGACTAGTAGCTCTTGGAGTATATCCTAATAGTTTAGCATGAGATACAACAGATTGTCTTAATTGTGCTGTATCAAGAAATGTTTCATTTAATGCAAAATTGGCATTAATGGAATTAATATGTGTAATATATGTAAGTACGTCAATGACGGTATTCATTGCAGAACCTTCAAAATTATAATCCTGGAATGCGCCAGGTTGTTCTAGCATATAATTAATTAAGTTAGCTTTAAGTGTTTCAAAATCTAATTCTGATGCATTAATTCTTCTATCTTGTGCCATTATCTTAGTCTCTCTAATGATGTTGCTATACTAGTTATTTGATTTGTTGATATAATTTTAACAACCAATGTTATTTCTATACTATTTGCGTCTGGGTTATTATTAACCTTCACATTTAATACTTCTACTCTAGGCTCATAATTTATTATTGCTTCTTTAATACTATCTGCAATAGCAATAGATGTAATTAATCCATTATTTTCAAATAAAAACTGTATTAAATTAGCACCAAACAATGGTTCGAATACCTTTTCGCCATGATTGGTGTGTAATATATGTAAAATACTTTGCTTAACTGCATTGATTTGCTGCTTTATGCCTAAATCACCCGTATTAGGATTAGACTTAAATACGAAATCTAAGTCAACATATTCTGCTATATTTGAAGTAGTTATTGCCATAATGTTATTTATACCCTTTATCCACCAATATTTACATTACCTGAACCACCGGTCATTGCACCATCATCGGTGGAATCACCAACTCTAGCTGCTTTTTTACCGTGTATTCTTACTGTACTAGACCCTACATTAACCACAGCAGTATGAGTAGGACAAAATGGAAGGCCTTCAGTGTGTGGTACTGTACTATCACCTTTACGTGCCGCCAATTTACCATTAATTCTAACTTTACTTTGACCTGGAATATCTAAAGTTGTTATTGATGTACAATAATGGCCAGTATCCAACTCATCTCCTTCTCTACATGCTGCGGGAGTACTCATTATGTGTCTGGGTTAAGATCAATAGATGGAGCTATGAAAGTCATGGCTCCTTCACTTTCACAAGTGTATGTACCTTTTACTAAAGTATCCATA